GCCTTGCTTGAACTCCTGCCGAACACGGATGATGGAGTTGAGCCCCTCACCCATGTATGGGCTGAACATGCTCTGGCGCACGAACTCACGATTGATGTCGCGCGTGAACTGGATCAGCTTGTTGTTTGATTGTACGGTGGTAACGGCCATTGTCCGTTATCCTTTCGTCCTAGCGACGGTTTGCCATCGCATGGCGGAATAGCTCCCGATCGCCCATACTGGAATCTTCGGCCGGGTCGGAGTGACCTGAGCCTGAGGCCTTGTTGAGCGAGGGGGGCAGTTGAATGTTAGGACGGGAGCCGGGCTGTGCCGCAGTCTGTTGGGCCTGACCTGTCGCCTTTGCGACCGCCTTCGCGAGGAATTCCGGATTACCCAGCAATTCCTCTTGAAGCTTTGTCTTGTAGGCGTTCAGGTCAGTTCCAACTTCACTGCGCAGTTTGGCCTGCTGATGCCATTCCATGGCCTTGAGTGCAGGAAACTTCGCCGCACGCATTTGTGCGGCCAGGGTTGCCATTTCAGGATCGCCCCGCTGCATCGCTTGCGCGACCGCGGTTTCCATCTCTGAGACGGCTTGCTCCGTGTACTTGATGACTGCCAGTTCTCGGGACATATCGAGCTTCAACTCACCGAGTTGCCGCTCGAAGCCCTGTTGAATTGGCTCGACACGCTGTTGGAGAGCACCCTCTGGGTTCTCGAAGAAATCGACTGGCGTTGCTTTGGGCTTGTTGAGTTCCGCAAGCTGCCGTTGCACATCCTGCAATTGCTGCTGGTATGCATAGGCTCGGCGTTCGGTCTCATCCGCCCTTCGCTCGGCCGCTGTCCGCTGCTCGTTGACCTCCCGCAGACGCCACGACGGCACTTGCGCCGCGTTGTCGTCGGGCTGTGGAGCGGTTGGTGTCTCAGTGGCAGGCTCTTGCTGCTGTGTCGGCGCAGCGTCCGTATCGCCCTGCTTTGAGACGAAGCGGCCTTTCTCGCCGTGAAGCCGTCCGGTTTCGTCAACCTTCGGCTCTGGTGCCTCGGGTTCCGGTTCGGCCCTGTCAGGGGTCTCAGCCATGATATCGCTGAGCATTCCCTTATCTTCGATAGGTACAGTTGTTTCCTGTTCAGCCATGGTGGCTGCCATCCTTTCGCGTTTCGTGCTGATGACGTGTTTTGCTGGTGTCGCTCAGCGAGCGTTGCCCATATCGGAGGGCTGCCGATCTCGTTTTAGGGTCTTTCCCCTATGGGACGGGGCTATGAAGCTATCAGACGCATCCGGCGCTTGTGGTGACTCCACGCCTGGAAATAGGCAAATGCCTCTGGTTGTGGATTGCCTGTAAATTGTTCATCGAACAGAAATAGGCCCCAATAAACGGCATCAGAAACCGGACCAGCCACATGGTACTGCGACGGGAATACGCCGCCAGCAGCAACGAAATCGTCAGCGTGCTTTATGACGAGCGCCCTGTACTGTTCACTTCGTAAAAATGCCATCCAAAAAGCTCGAACGTTATCTTCGGTAATCGTTGTTTGAGACGGCGCGTGCTCCGCTGGGAAACCTCCGAGGACATACTGATACCCGGCAATATTGATACCGGCCTCGTACTCGGTGAGTTCTTTTCCGTAAAGGTCGGCCTGCGCTTTCCAGAATGCAGCGAGCACATTGATATTGTAATCTATCGACTGCTGCTCTGCCCAAGAGGTGAACACGGCTGTACCGTCGTTAACAGTCGCTCCGTTAGTATCTATGATTGCCGCATACCCGGCAGGAAGCGACCCCGCACTTGTCCCGGCCGTCGTGCAATAAAAGATACAGGTCGAATTTCCTGCTGTGTAGATGATGTCATCCAGCGCATAAGCAGTTGAGTTCGCCCGTGCGGTCGCATGAGCCCGAGAACTGATACACCAATCCGAAACCCAATCGAACGCCGCATCGATGTCCCCTTGCAAGTAGTCATAGACCGCATTGATGTAGCCAGGAAACGATGCGGCATTAGATGAGTGATAGAAAAACGGAGCCGTCCAATAGCCGTTATAAGCGATGGCGTGACATTTATTGATCGGATAAAGCGCGGCGTTGCCATTACTGATAGGTGGGCACTGAAAGCGGTTGGTCGTGACCTGCGAGTTCATACCACCGACGCCCCAGACCGCCATGATGATCTTGTGGTCTTTTCCTGATCCTGAATAGACCGCCGAGATCAAGTCGGAAATCTGAGAGATGCGTTTGCCGTAATACAGTTGATAATTTCGCCCGTTCAACACCGGGTCGAGGAATGCCCGCATGTTGGCGGTGTAGGTTCCCCAAAAATTCCAGACTTCGTTCAACCACTCAAAGCGTGGGATCAATCCACTATCCAGGTTGTCGCGAACGTAAGTCGCAAACTGCGTGATGTAATCGTCGCTGGCGTAGAACGGAAACGTAAACCATGGATGAGCGCCAACCCGATTGCAAAGGGCAACCATCACCTCAACCGGAACACTCGATAAGTAGAACCCCATACTGGAGCCGCCGGCCGACAGATTGACCTCAGCGACCATTAATCGACCGATAACGGCGTCATAAACGCCGGTTATTGTCGCGTTGTTCGGGAACGTCGATGATGAGAATGCAGAGGCATATTTGATATAAAGCAGCGGGATCGGATCGAGGCTTCCGACCTTCAACGTGACCTGTTTGTAGACATCCATTCCCCCTGGATAGGCCCCGAATGCCGACGTATTGACACCAAATGAGAAGTTGTCGTCATCAACTCGCGTGACCGTGTATGTCTGCTTTAGATTTAGATTGGCCTCTGTCAGCAAGCCCCACGCCGTGCCGCTGTAAACTGGCTCAAACTCGATGATGTCACCATCGACATAGCCATGTCCAACTGACGTAGCCACACCTGGGTTCGCATTCGTGCAAGCTGAAATCGTTCTGAAGACGGGTTTTGTCTCCATCAGGAATTGGACGATCCGGCCTTCTTCCCATGTCGTGATCGTATCCGATGGCTGGTTTACGACGTAATCGTTGACGCCAGTGGCACCGCCATTTGTCCCGTTTCCAGAGCACCACTTATCGGACAGATACTTCCGGCCGAAATAGGAATAGTCGCCAAGAACCTTTCGCTTGTCCCATTCGGTTTCATTGTTGTCGTTGCCGAACTCCATCAACATCCAGTCGAGGAAGCGAATGCAGCCCCAATGCGCCATACGCTCCAGAAAGTCGGGGTGAAAGATTTCTCCCGAGGCAACCAGGGCAGAATGCTCATCACGATAAAGCCTGATGTAGCTTCCGCCCGCATCCCAATTGTTGTCAGCCATCGCGCTGATTGTCAGGGACACAAGCAAGGCTAATGCGGTTGGGCTGCCGGTGATCGTATATTTCTTGTGATTTGCGCTGATGGTCTCCGCGCTTAACCCGCCTCCATCGAAAGCCGCCGCAAGCGTGAGTGTAGCGCTCCCTGACCATTCAAGGTGCCAGACATCCCCAGCTCTACCGTAGATCCAAAGCTGACTTGATCCCCAATTCCCACCGGCACACATCCGCGTTGGATAACCGCGCGAATTAAACAACAGCCTGAAATCCTCAGACGGCGTTGCCGCCTGCCATGGATTCAACTGCATATGGCAGGCATTGAGGAATGGATAATCCTCATACGGCGTCGAGTGACTGATATTGATCTGCGCGCGACCGATGTTGTGGCTCATGGAATGGTACTATTGGTACGCGCTGTGGATCGCGGCAATGTCGCCATCTGATTTGGCGACGTTGTAGATGCGCGCTTTCTTGAATTGTCCGGTGTATTGATTTACTGGGTTAGGGCCTGTCGCCATTGAACCAAGAGTAATAATTCCCGTTGAATTAAGTACCGACGTAATTGCCGCGTCAGTCGTTTTTGTAACCGACGCATCCTTCACACCGTCAACAAACAAATCCAAGGTTCCGCCATCAAATCTAAAGGCCACGGAATGATTTGTGCTGTCTAAAATAGTCTGGCTGCCCGTGTAGTTCTTAAAATGCGCTCCGTCAGAAGTTCCATCATCACTGAGAAGAATTCGCATTTTATCTGTGGTACCAGCTCCTGACGTTCCTGTAAAAATACCCCAAGAACGAAGCGTACCGTCAGAATCGTATGAGCAGAATATCCCTTTGCTATCCTGCGCGGCGCCATTGATGGCCGCAAATATCGTGAAGGTTCCTCCAAGATTGAAATCAGCGTGGTCGGCTATCGAAACAAATCCAGTGCCATCGAAGGCAATGAGCCCACTTCCCCAAAGGGCTGCATTGGAAAGCGTACCATTGTGGGCGCTCTGACTATCGGTAACGGTTGTTCCAGACCCTTCGTTGCAGGGCCAATAGGATACCAGACCTGTTTCTGTGTCCGTGGTTACGACTTTATGCCCCGACTGATCGGTCACCGCCGAGTGCGTTAGCGTGGCATTATTCGCCAGTGCATCTCTTATCGTCCCGCCATTAAGCGCCAATGAGTTCGCAGCGATGCTGATGCCATTCGCGTCATTGTCGCCAGCCTGAATTGTGTAGGAAAATACAAGCGCCGGCGTCCCTGTTCCGCTCGCGTAGTTTGCAACCTTATTCGACCCGCCGACATTCAACGTGAGTTGCGGAGTTCCTGTGACTGTCGCCGCTTCATTCCAGGTAATAGTGACCTGAACGACGTCGTTGGTCGTGTAGGTTTCATCTACGCCAGCGCTTGAGGTAATCGCGACCGTGCTGATCGTCGGCCCAGTAGCATCAATCGTCTCGCTGACCGTGTTCGACCAAGGACTGAAGTGATCCACGCCCGCGACGACGTGGTTGTGCCTTACTCGCGCGTACCAGGTGCCATCAGCCAGCGCTCCGGTTGTGAACGCAACAGAGCCCGCTGCGATCTCGCCAGCATCTAGCGTATTCGTGTCGCTATCAACCGATCCGAAGCCGGAATCAGTGTCCCAATTCAGAATGATCTCGTCGTAGTTCGACGCATCAATCGAACCCGCATCCCATACAGCCGTATCGTCAAAATCAGCCGTGAACGTCGGCGTGTTGTCAGATGCGGCCGTGTCCCACGTCAGGACCGGCGCGCCGGGGGCGAGGGGGTCAACCGCGCCACCGCCACCCGCAACCCTCCAGAAGTTCCCCAGAGAGAACAGCAGGCCCCACATTAGAACCGCAGCCCCACGATGCTGGTGGCTGTCGTCGCGGCAAGAACCTGCTGACATTGGACCGGAATAATCGACCCGGCAACAGCGCCAACAAACGTAACGGTTGTTCCACCAGCCGTGACGACCGCGACATCACCTGCGCCCCCAATGTAGAGGGCGTCCAGATAATCAAGACCATAACTCGTCGCATCGCTTTTGGTTATGGCGATTGCGTCACGCGCGCCAACTGCGAAAATCTCTTGTGCCATCTATGTCGCCTTTCGTGTCGGTTTCTGCGTGGCCTTCTTCATGGCCACCTTTCGGTCTGCATCCGCATTGCGCTGGTTTACTTGACGGTCTGCCGTTGCCTGCTGTTGCGCCTGCTGGCGGTCCGCCTGAGCGTTCTGTTGGTCAGCCGCAAGCTGTGCTGGCGCTAACTGTGTCTCGACCTGTGCTTTATCGGCCTGCGCATACTTGAGGACAGCCGAGGCGCGCTTTTCCTCGATCTCGGCCATCTCCCGCGCGTCCTGTAGCTCGGGCGGTGGCTCGTATTCCTGGGGAATGGGCTGGCCCTGACCGTCCATCATGGCTTCCATCGGAGCCACCTGCGCCTCAGCCAGCGCCTTGGCTGCCTGGGCTTCCTTCAATTGCGCTTCGGCCAAGACCTTCTTAACCTCGGCAATCGCACTCTCAAGCTGCAACTGCTGCTGCTGCTGGGCCATCGGGTCTTGCTGTTGACCAGCCTCGCGGTATTTCTTCTTCTGGTCCGAGGCCATCGGCGACGCCTCGATCAGCATGTCCACCATTGCGGCCGCCTTGGGCGGGGCGAGCATCGGAGCGACCGCCGGCAAGACCTGTTGCAAGGTCTCGTAGAAATCTTGCATCATGTTGAGGCTGTCCGGCGCCTCATCGAGGATGATATCCACGTCCAACGAGCCAATGGCATTGACCATGGTTGGCTGCCCCGTCATGGGGTCCATCTGCAAACCATTGATCTGGACGAACTGGGCTAAGCCCTCATCATCCGTCACACGTATCCAACGCTCGGCCTTCCAATGCTCTTGAACCATGTTCCAGATGGCGCGATACACCCTGATCTTCCAGCCACGGTGAGCCAGGATGAACGGCCCTAACTCAGCCATGCCAGACTGCCGAAGCATCTGAATGGCCCGGCCCGATCGGGTATCAACCCCGCCCTCGCTCAACAGCGTGCGGTTAGGACCGAAGTTCTCGATCTCGGCCTGGTTTAACTCAAGCATCTTGACCCAGCCGGCGAAATCAAAGGACTGGTCGTCAGCCTTCACCCCGTCATTGACCGGCCGGTTGGTCACCACAACGCCGTCAGGCCGTGCCCATTCCGTTCGGACCTTTTCAATGTCATCCACAGCGCCCTGCGAGATAATCAGGCGCTTCGATGCAAGAATATGCTGCATCTTGGATTGCTTGGCATTGATGCCGTCCTGGGGGGATTTCAGGTTGCGGACGAACCCGTAACGGTCGCCGTCCTGATCCACATTCCCCGAGAACATGACGTATTTGCAGAACTCCTTGCCCTTCTCGTCCTTGAACGGGCTTTGTCCTTCCTTCAGGATGGAGTTGCCCGAGAACACAGCCCAACACCAACCACCCTTGTGCTTGTACCAAATCTCGACCACGCGGACGCGCTCTTGAACACCCTCAGCGCGAAACCAACGGGCCTCACGATCGGAATTGCCAGTCAGTTCATCATCGGACGAAAAGGCGGCCTCATCCGCGTCGGGGAACATCTCAAGGGCGACGTCTTGGTCCAGCCACTTGCCCACGCCCATGTAGCGAGCGTCTGAGAAGTCAGGGCGATACGAGCGCGGGTCATAGAAGAACGAGTCAACCTCAACGTCATTCAGCCCAATCTCAGGGTCGCCCTGGTCGCCGGCTATCAGGTCAAGCTCAATGCCCGCGATACCATCAACCGCGCCGGTCATGGTGCAGGCGGGTGACTTGGCCTCCCATTCCTGATCATCCAGCACATAGCGCAATGCCGCGGTCGCCAGCTCTGCGCCTTCCTCATGCTGCGGTGTCCGAGGATATGCCTTCGGGTCTTGCCGCTCGCCCTCAATCTGCCCAACCACGCCATCGATCTTCCGGTTGATCCGGTTGAACGTCATGATCGGCTGCTTGCGCTTGCGCAGTGCAGCAATCTGCTCCGCGGTATAGTGCGAGCCGTGATAATAGCGCCGAGCGTCAATGGCCTCGTCTATCTCCTCGCGCTTGGAAAACAGATAGTCGGTGTAGCACTTGCGCAGCTTGGTCAGCGCCCAATAGTCCTTCTTGGGTGCTGTGGCCTGGCCATGCGTGGCCGTCGCGCTGCCAGCCGGGCGCGCGGTGTAAGAGGATTCGAGAGGCATTAGTAGGATTTCCAATCGTCCAGGCGCTCATGATCGGTATAGGCGCGATAGCCCGATGGGTTCTTGGCCTTCTCAGGCTCTTTGGGCTTCTGTCCCGCCGCCATCGTATCGAGGAGCTGCCCGATCAACCCGAGCGCATCCACCTGGTCATCATGCTTGCCGGCCGGGAACGCCAGCAGCTCAGACCGCAGTGCGGGATACCAGGCTGCGTTGATTGGAACATAGAGGCCGTTCTGCGCCATGCGCCCCCGGATGGACTGAGCGCGGATGGCCTTGTCGCCCCTGGTAGGGAATGTTTCACGGTAAACATAGGCTTCAAGCTCGTTCTGGCGCTTGGTCAGGAACGGCCCGACACCTGCATTGATCTGGCCCTGCTCCTCAGCCCAGCCGATCGGCTTCCATTGCTTGACGAGGTCGCAGAAGGACTCAACCCATTGATCCGAGCTTGTCTGGCCGCGCCACAGGTCAAGCAGGTACATCCGTCCTTCGGGATCGATACCAACGACGGCATGTACAGAGTAGTCGCCCCCGTCTGCCGTAACAGCGTAATCTGATCCGCCGTAGATTCGCAGGGTGTCTCGGGCTGGGGCTTTGTCATAAGGCTTCATCCACTCCGCTTTGAAGTAGTCGCCATCCTCAGGAGTCGGGTTCTGTTGGTAGAGCGCCGACCAATCTCTTGCCTGCGTATTGCGCCTGATGCGCTCAAGCCGGTCTATCGGATACCACTCGGGCCATAACGCCTCGCCTCGGGTGTTGATGGCTGGGAGTTCAACGATCTCCCATTGATCCCCGCCCGCCGCATGCTGAGCCAGTAGCTTCCCGCAAAGATCGTCTTCGTGCATCCTGTGGTTAATCACCACAATGGCGCCGCCTGGCATTAAGCGGTTGTAGGCCGTGCCCGTGTACCAATCCCAGACGTTCTTGCGCTCTAGCTCGCTCTGCGCCTCCTTCATCGACCCAAAGGGGTCATCGATCAGAAGCACGTCACCGCCGCGACCGAGAACCGATCCGCCGATACCAAGCGCGTAGTAAATGCCGCCTGACGAGGTGTGCCACTTGCCCTTGGCTTGGCTGTCCTCTGCGAGCGTCGTCTTGAATATCGCCTGATACTCAGGGCTGCTAATCGTGTTCCGAACCATGCGGCCGAAGTCAGAGGCGAGCGCGTCCGTTGCTGAAACACTTAGAAACTGCTTGTGAGGCTGGCGTCCGAGATACCATGCCGGGAGCCGAACAGACGCCAACTCAGACTTGCCGTGCCGCGGCGGGACCAGCAGCATAAGGCGATCGATCTCGCCCCGCTCTACCCGCTCAAGCTGTTCAGCAATCTGCCTGTGGTGGCCTGCCGTTCGATAGCGGGGGAACGTGAACTCAGTGAACGCTATCAGGCTCTCGGCTGCGTCCGTTCGCCTTAGCAGCTCCGTTGCCGCTCGTTCGAGCGTCATTGATGAGCGCGACCAGCTCGTCACGGGTCCAGTCTGTTGCATCTCGCTTGTCATCGAAGGTCACTGTCGATTCTTGCGCCGGCTTGCCATCAAGGCGATCGGCCACTTGGTTGATGGCCGGCAATGCCTCCTTGACTGGCTCTTGAGCGAGCGTCAGCAGGTTTCGGGCAATGGCCCTTAGCACCTTATGATCGCCACCGGCGGATGCTATTTCCATGCGCAGCGCGTCAGCAAACGGCTTCTCAGAAGCTCGGCCGCGGCTATTGCCTGATTGTCCCGGTTTCCAAGCCATTGCCAGCAATCCTAAGTTATTTAGTTCCTTGAGCCTTTTTCAAAAGGCGATATTATACTTGACAAACCCGGACCTAGAGCTAGTAGTTGGCGGAATGTAAGAGCGAATTCTTTGAATATATTGGATACCAAAACCAAACTTCGGCAAGAATAAGGGAAACTCACCTTGAATAAACAGATGGCCCGTATAGACACCCATATAGCTGGCTTTGTTTCCGGCTTCTTGACGGATGTCGTCACAGAAAATGGTGTGCCCGTAATAGTCGGGGGCGTCGAGCGTTTTCATGCTGCCAGCGAATCGTATGCTTCTGAGCGCCGCGACGAGCCTTTGAAGACATCGTTTTGCGGCAGCGGGTCAGTTGCAGTGATCCCGTTCACCTTCACGGGGATGGTCGCGGAGAGCGCGTGCGGGACTTGAATGCCGGATGGTGTGTAAACCTCGCCTGATTTTCGATCGACGGCGATAATCCGGATCTCAACATTCAGAGCGTGCGCAAGGGCACCGATAGTGTTGATTGTCCAATTAGGGTCGCCCTTGAACCACCGTGACAGCGCGGCCTTGTTGACACCGACCATCTTCGCCAGCGCTTGGAGTGTTAGGCCAAATCGTTTCTTGCGCTCGGAAATAATCACCCAAAAAAGGCTCACAAACGCAGAACGAAGGGCCGCGCGCTCATATTTTCGTTCATACCTTTCACTGAAAGTCTTCATCGACATTCCTCACATTCCCTTTGAAGTACGCGTCGATAGAGTCAGACCTGAACGGCTCCACGCCTCTTAGAACATCGTTCCACGCGTCGATAACTTCTTTGGCCTCTCTCTCGTAGTTCGAAGAAATCCCATCCTTGGGCCACGCCTTCAGAATGACCAGATTTCCAGCTTCGACAAAGCGACCCAACATCCTCCATCCAGGCGTGAGTGTCCGGTCACACATCACCCAGATTTCATCGCGGCCTTTGCGCTTGGGCGAGATGTAGGTTTCCGCAGTCTTGCCAAAGTAGGTTTCG